TAGCGGAAGTCGCAAACGGCCTCATAGATCCCCTTGGCCACCGCCTCCAGGGTCTGTTGATCCTGATCGGTCAACAGGTAATTGCCGGTGATAATGTAGGTGTTCACCGCTTCTGCCACCTGGGGATACACCGCACCCACATCCTGCTCCGTCAGCCGCAGCTGCACCTTCTCAATGGGCGCCACCTGGTAATCCTGGAAGGACAGACCGCCTTGGCAATAGGGGGCGGTATACCGCGCAGACTTTTTCGGTCCGATACGCACGGAATTTTTCTTGGTATACCAGGCAAATTCGATCTCCCCATCTGCCGTGGCCCGGCAGAAATTGGCTGAGATCTGCCCGATCCATTCCATAAGGCGTCGGCCGGTGATGCCAGAGCCTGTAAACTTTTGGATCTGGTAATCCCCGTTTAAGAGGCTGGTGTTTTTCAGAGTCAGACCGCACTCTGCGGCTACCATCCGGGCAAAATCCAGCGCCCGGTAGGGCCAGCCGTCAAGCCCCTCCAGCCAGGCGGACAGGTCCTTGTCCAGCTTGATAATACGGTCGTAGGCGGTGATGACCGTCTTGTTTTGGCTGGGTCTTGTGGGTTTTTCCGTGAGAAATACGCCCACTTTTGTCCACTCATCCCAGTCATCCACCGTGTATACCGTCAGCGCATCCCCGGCGGCAATGGACGGTCCCCCCAAGGGGGTGATGAGGGTGGCCTCCAGCATATTGGCGCACACCGAGCCCAGGGTCAGCTCCTGGGAGGCATTGACGCACTCTGTCAAGGTGACGCTTTGTACGGCATCCCCCGTTCCTTCGCCGGAGAAAATTTCTGTCCCATCCGACAGAACAATACAAGTTCTGATCACAAGGCCACCTCCTAACACTCGATAATTTTAAGCTTATAGTTACGATAATCTCCAGTTCGGATATTCCGAACTGTTATGCTGTTGTTGGAACAATATGCCGTACAGGTGCCTCGGGTTCCGTCAGTTTGAGGAAATGTAAATGTGAATTCATCTCGCCCATCAAACAAGGATTCCATATAGTTATATTCCGCCGCAGTAAGATAGGAATAATAAAAAGACCATGTTCTCACGCGGCGCCGCACTACCACTCTGTGCATAACCCCGCTCTCATCCCGCCCGGAATCGCCGGAATCCAAATCGGACTTGCTCAGTTCCACATCCTGATCGGGGACAACCATAGCATTTCCGTCTATTTTGAATTCATCGCTCAGCTTCATACCATTCCTCCTCTAATGACAGCCTGTTTCTGATTGTATCGTGCCATAGCGCTGCCAATCACGTCATCCCCGATTTGAATACCTAAAACAGCCTCCAAAATCTCCCTCTGTACGCCAATGGATGCCTCAAAGCCGGTAAGGATCGCGTTGGTTTGATCCTGCATAACCAGGCTTACTGCTTCTTGGATTGTTGCCAGAGGTGCTTCGATATTGGTTCCCTGTCTTTGGTCTCCGAGAACAGCTAAAAACTCTCGGTTTGGCGGAATGACCGCTCCTTGGGCAAGGTGAGGTATTCTAGGCGCAGTTACTTTCCACGGGTTGCTGATCAAACCAACACCTCCGAACAAGTTAATTCCTGAATAAACATCCAGCAATTTGTTCACTTGGTTTTTGGCTGCTTGTATCAGCTTTTGGGTCATGCTCTCCAAGCCGTTGATCAATCCTTTTCCCATGAACGCACCATCCTCAGCAGTGATATGAGATGGACTTTTGATAACGGCAACTTCACGTATTGTATTTAAGCCAGCCCTTGTCAATCTGCCCGATGCAGTTATTACCCGGTCTTCCGTGCTTTCAATTCCCTTTGCAAAACCTTCTCCAAAGTTTTCTCCAAGGTATTGTGCATCTGCATCAACATTTTGCCAGGCGGCAAACGCTTTGTCATATGCTTCTATTGCCTTCTCTACCGCTTCTTTTCCAAAGCCTTCTATGCCAGCATTAAAATTATCAACAGCCTCTTTTGCTTTCAAATATGCATCGTAGGCTTCTTGCTCTAATGCAGCACTTGTTGCTTCTGTAGATTCCTTTACAGTATCTGCATGCTGAGAGTAAAGGCTGTTTTTGCCTGCCAAAATGTCAATAGCTGCTTGATAGTTCCCCGAAAGAGCCGCCGCTTGTGCATTTTCGTAGTCAATGATTGTGTTGACATAATTATCATACTCAGCCATTGATGCATCTAGCAGCTTTTTCGATTCTTCTGCGTCCCAGCGGAGATCCTCTAAGTCGTTCTTGAGATCCTGTAAAGCTATCTCATGGTCGCTCTTCTCCATATGGTATATGTCGTAGTAACCGCTCGCTACTCTCTCGTTATATAAAGCAAGCTCCGACTCGTATTCTTTCTCCTTTTCTTTAACCAGATCAAGCATACCGGCATATTCTTTCTGCGCAAGTTGAACACTTTCCCACGCCTCAGCTTTGGCATGAATAGCGTCGAGCACATCCCCCTTACTTTCCTCCAACAGCATATCGGCTAATTTTGACTTTATTGTTCCGTCGATACTGGATTTGAGCCTATCATATCCCTGAATAACCCCATCAACCAACTCGTACTCTACGCCGAAAGCATCGGTCAATTGCCCCAGGATGAACTTAACGCGGCCTTCATCTGCATCTTTCACGCGACCACTTGCATCTACAAGGTTATCCAATTCACCGACCAAATCCGATATGTAGTCCATCTCAACAAGAGTGGCTTCAATGTTCTTTCTGGTCTGATCCTGCTGTTCTCGAAACGCCTCAGCGGTTTTGCTTGCGCGTTCAATAAGCTCTTTCTCTGCTTCTGTTAGGAAAGTGATTGATTCTTCCTTGGCTTCCTTGACCATAAGGAGAATGCCGTCCGTGATAAGTCCGGTTGCCAAGCCGATCGCTCCGCCAATGCCCATACCAATAGGACCAACTATAGAGCCGAACAGAGCTCCAATTCCAGCGCCGGCCATTGTCGTGCTGACGGCGATTAGGGAAGCATTCATCCAGTCCAACCCGTCCTTTGCGGCATCATAAATACCGGTTATATAACCAGGGATTCCGGCAACAATTGCACCAACAGCACCGCCGAGGAGACTGTTGCCAAAGGTTTTGCCGATCATCGCTCCGCCTGCAGTAATTGCCGCGCTACCGCCCAAAATTTCCAAAAGACTATCTTCATCTAGTCCGTTTGCAACAGTATCTACAATTCCCTCTATTTCAAGTGTAATTCCTGTCACTGCCAGCGCTACGCCGACTGTAAATCCTGCTTTCTTTGCCAGCTTCTGAATTGTCTTTTTCAGAGACGAAGCAGTCGTATCCGCTGTTATCAGATCGGACAAGAAAGACCCAAGCTTTAGTCCCCCGTAAGCAGCAGCAATGAGAGCTGCATAATCGAGTATTTCTTTTACCTTTTCCTTGGTTTTTTCCAGTTCCTCCGAAACGGCAGTATCCTTCAGCGACGAGAAGTCGGGAAGAATTGTACTTTCATCGCTTTGGTTTTGCAAAGTGTTGATTTCATCAAAACCAGCAAGGGACTTCTTTGCGTCCTTTGCCGCTTTTCCTACACTGCCGATCGCATCCGCTTCTTCGTATAGTTTTTCTGCAGCATTTGCGCTGTCCTGCAGCGTCGTTCCCGTTAAAGAGGAAAAGAACTCTGCCACCATTTGAGCGGCCACTGCAAGGTATCGGACAACTTTGGTAAGGATAGGTAAAACGTAATTGTAAATCGGCTGAAATGCTGTTAAAAGTGCAGCCTTAAGCTTGGCCAACTCTTCCGAGAAGCCTTTGTTAGTCTTGAGCGTTTTCCCTAAGTAAGAAGTAAAATTTCTGAGTCCACTGCTGATAAGGTTGAATACCAGCGCTCCGGAGACGATGCTCCTAAGCCTGGTTCCAAAGCGCTTTGCCTCTTTTCCCGCGGAGTTAAAACTCTTCCGAAGAGCTTCCTCCCCTTTTTTTGCCTCTTTTTCCTCCGCATCTGCCTGTTTTTTTGCTGCTGCTTTAATCTCAATTGCCAATTTTTCTCGAGCAGCTTCAAGCTTATCGTATATATTGATTTGCTGCCGCCCATATTTTTCGGCCGCGGCGTCATTATCTGCTTTCATAGCATCTTTTAACGCTATGGTAACAGTGTCTAACTGCCTTTGCAGTTCGTTGACCCGCGCTCGGGCACGTTCAACAGGCTTTTCAAATCCTTTGACAAAAGCCGCTTGCACATCCTTCGCCGTGGAGCGCATTACAGTCTTTAAGCCTCCCAAGCTTCCCTTTACTTCACCCAGGTCTTTTTTTAGATCTGTGTTGTCCAGTTTTGTGCTAATTACTACTTTTCCATCACTTGCCACGATTTCACCTCCCGGTGCTTATTCAAGCAGTTTCTTCAGCCGTTCCTGTTCAGCTAATTCTTCTGCAGTGTACTTGATTTTGAAATCAATGCGTGCCTTATTCTCTTGATAGAATTCCTGCTCCCACTTTTCCAATTTTTTGCCGCGCTGCAGCTTGTTGCGGATAGATACCAAAGCCGAGAGTTGCCCTTCGCCTATTGCCTGAAAGTAAGATATAAATGTCCACCAGTGCAAATAAGGAAGCATCCGAATTTCTGTACCGGCCACCCTGTTTACATCCGCTACGATGGCTTGCGCATCTTGCTCCCAATCCAGAAGCTTCGGACCAGGCTTTGTTTCCATTTCACCGCAAGCAATAAACTTTGCCAGATATTCCATAGCCTCTTGCAGAAATTTCTCAGGCACTTGCTCCTCATAAAACAGCGCTAAAGCTATTTTCCACCGCAAATATTCCGGAGTGTCGAGATCATCTAAATAACTGAGAATCTCAAGAATATCTCTGAAATCTGTATTTATTGCATACAGCATTCCGCCAAACTCGGCATTAACTGGTAATTTCCAAGGTGTCATTTCTGTGCCCGGCGCTGTGCCCGGTTTGCCTTCGCCTGCGTAACAGCTTCATCGACCTTTTGGTTTGCACAACTTCTCGCACCTTCCTCAATAACCGGCAGCAGTGCGTGAATCAGATTAGTTACCACGCGTTCTCCGTTGCCAGCCACCGCCAAAAGGTTCACTCCTCCGAGCATCTGGTCAAAATCATTGCCCAGGCCAAAGACGTTTCCCAAAACGTCCTTAACCTTTCGGTCCATTTCTTTCATCAGGCGAATAAGCGTTTCTCCGCTGTCCTCGCCCTCCGCAAGTGCTTTGCCCTTTTCGACCAGCTCTTCTTCAATGATTTGTACCTGTTCCACCGCGTCGAAGAATCGAGCATATAAATTCGGATCGCCGGGATTAAATCTCAATACCCCGTTTCCGTTAACTTCGTATTCCTTAATGCCAGTATCAAAACATAGCTTTTCCATAATAACCTCCATATAGGTTTAATCCCGCCCCAGACTGGGGCGGGATTCTTTATTTTTAGTCGGCCTTGGTAAAGGTCTTGGTGCTTACATCAAAAGTACCCTTTACACGGTTGCCGGTAAAGTGGACAGTGAAGGGGATCTGATAGCCAGTGGTATCGCCACCATAGCTGGTGACCTCGATAAAGACTTCCTCTTTAACGGCGGGGTACACAGAGCCTTCTGTGGGCTCCCACAGCTTAACCTCAACCACATCAGACTTCAGATCGTCCAGCACCTGTTGTTCGTCAATGATGGTCTGCAGCCGCATAAACAGCGCACTACCGGATTCTGCGTAGTAGGGTTCTACGCTGGCAGATTTTTCGTAGCTGGAAATCAGAATGCTTGTCTCGCCGAGAATGTTTTTCTTCTTGTCCACCTGTGCGGACAGCTCGGGGCTGAATTCCTCCAGATCCTTGCCCAGGCGTTCATAGACTGCCTCTTCCTTACCAGCTGCTGTGTTGATAAAATGTGCCAAATATTTACGTTCAATTTTCGCCATTTAGTTCACCTCATAAATTTTTGTAAAGTTGATGGAAAGCTGCACCATGTACATAGCTGTGCCTTCCTCTGATAACCCATGGATGGTGCCGTTTTGAGCCTTGATCTTCTCCGTTTTAGGTTCATCCCCAAAAACTGGTGCCTGCCCAAGCAGGCTCTGTTCATGGACCCACTCCTGCAGCTGTATGATCCATTCCGCATTTTGAGTGGCACCCTCATCATCTTCATCGGCCTTTGTGAAAACAAAGTACAGACCAAAGTTGTACTGCTTTTCCACCGTCAGATTGCCCAGGACATCTTCTTTGCGGGATATCTCTATCAAACCGGAAGGGGCAATGCTGCCGTTGTCCGGTTCTGCAGAATAATAATCCACCTGCATCGACCGCAGGCGGTCATACCCCGGAAATGTGGCCAGCCATGTACGAATTTTCTCAAGTGCTGTCATTGCAGCTTACCTCCTTCTGTTTATAAAACGTTGAAGGTCAGCTGCCATTGCTGCACCTTCTGTTGCGGACAACGCTTTATCCCACCGGGGCCCTGCCGCTGGGTTTTGGGTCTTAGTGTACTCCAGATCCCGGTCAGTCCGCACCTTAATGCTGCCTTTTCTGGATCTCCACCCCTCCGGTGTTAAAAAACCGGCCGCATTGATCTTTGGATCAATCATTACTTTTCCGTAAAACAGATATTTGGCCTGCGGCGCATCCGTAACGATCTCCGGCTTTCGGATATCTGTTTGGATCTGTGTGATCTTATACAGCGCACCGGACACAAAAGGCAGATACTTCTTGATCCTACGCAGAACATTCTGGGTGTGGAAAGCTTGCGCATCTCCACCCGGATCAAGGCCCTTGTCCCGGATAATCCTGTCTGCTTCCTTCATAGTCAAGGTTACCTCTGTGCCGCCAGGCATTCGGCAAAGAAATGTTGTTTTCATCCGCCGGCCTCCGTATGCACGATTTGCCCCAGCCAATGCTTGCAGTCCGCAAAATCTACCATAACCAATCCCCGAACCTTGGTGGGAATAAAATCACGCCAAGGTCCGACTGCATCTGCTTCCGGTCCAATACCTTCCAGCACCTTATCGCCAACGAAAACTGTCTGGGCATCGCCTGGGATCACCAGCAGGAAGGAGTTTGCTTCCCGGCTGCCGGTCTTATCCACAGATTGGGTCTTCTTTTGTTCAAAGAAAGCCCTTTCTTCATACACGCTGCGTGTGATCTGCTCGCCCTCCTTGTGGTAGACGGTAACAGTCTGGCGGCATAAAAGATCATAATTCACCGGGCAGGCATTTCTAAGAAATAGCATCCCATCACCCCCGGTAGATATCCAGGTGCCGGCGAGCTGCGTCGTACAGCTCCCGAGCCTGCCCCTTGGGGCTCAGATCCAGCTTTGCGGCATCACCATAGCTGACGGATACAGAGCCGATGGAGGCAGATGCCACCGCCCCCGTGCCGCTCTGTGCCGCCGCAATGGACGCCACCACCTCCGCCATGGCACACACCGCCATAGCCTCCGAAGTCTCCTCCGGGGCCGTGACAGTGTAGATGCGCTTATAGCGGTTCAACTCGTCCTGTGCCCGGGCGCAAAACGCAGGCCAGTCTGCCTGGGAGACAGAGCAGCCGTGGTATGTCTGCTCGTAAAAGTAGTAATTCACCATACTGGCTGCCCTCCTTCCTTACTCCTGGCCCTCAGCAGGCTCCTGGGCCACTTCTGCGGGTTTCTGTTCGTCGGGGGTCTTCTGGCCCTCGGTGGTATCCTGGGTACTCTCAGCAGGCTTATTTCCGCCCTTCTTGCCACCCTTGGTGGACTTGATGATCAGGCCAACGATCTTACCCATAAAGGCACCTCCTTACTTGTGGTGCAGGTAAATGCCTGCGACCTTGTTCTCATACACGTCGGCGATACCGACCTGACGGTAACCGAACTTGTGAGCATCAGCGCTCTGGTTCAGCTCGGGAGAGATGATCTTAGGAGCGATGTGCTTGGGGAACTGGATCAGCGCAGCCTTGTGGACAACCAAGAAGTTGATGTCTGCGCCGCCCTCTGCCTTCACATAACCACCGGCAGCCTCACCGTTCTTGCCGGTACGCTGATTGATGGCGGTGTAGAACCGGGTCTGGGGAACCAGGGTCTTGGAAGCAAAGCGGGACATCACATCCTTGCTCTTGGTGGTGTCCATATCGGCGATCAAGCCGTCCAGAGTGGGGGTGATGAACAGGTGGCGATCCTCGAAGGGAACCTCGTCCTCGTCCATCTTGGTGGTAGCAGCCCGGAGAGCTGCAATCACAGCTTCACCGGTTGCCAGAGTAGCGCCAGCGGCAACCTTGGAGATACCCTCCTTGCCGGCATAGCTGGCAAAACGGAAAGCATCCAGTTCGGGAGCAACCTTAGTGCGGATAAACTCGCCTGCCAGGCGGCCGAAGGCGATGTTTGCGGACTCCTGATCATCCATGCTGTCGACCTGGAACATACGGCCGCGGTCGAAGTTACACTGGACGGTCTGATGGGTCAGAGTTACATCGCCGTTGACATAGCCGCTGTTGCGGTCATAGTCGCCCAGACCCTGCATATCCAGCATGGGGATAATGAGCTCGTTGGCGTTTGCGCCCTGCTTCACCAGATCAGGATTGCCGTCCAGCTTGGCGGTCAGAGATGCGTTGACGTAGATCTCGTCCAGAATGGGGACGAACTGCTTTGCAAGTGCGATTGCGTTAGACATAGTTTAAGTCTCCTTTACTCAATTTTCAGTCCAGCCGCTGCACGGATGGCTGCGGTCTGGGGGTCATATTTGCCGGAAAAGTTACCGCTGCCGGCTCCAACGGAGTACGGAGGCGCAGCCTCTGTGTCAAAGAGGTAGCCGCTGTCCTTCTTGAGTGCCTCCAGCGCGGCCTTGATGTCTGCTTCCTGGTTGTTGCTCTTCTGCAGATTCTCCACATCCAGCAACGCCTTGATAGCCTTGGCGTTCTTGCCCTTAGCGCCGGTGATGGCATCATCCAAGTTCCGATCAAAAGCCAGATTAGCAAGCTCGGCCTTGTGTGCGGTCTCCTTGGCGGCCAGATCGTTCTGCAGCTGCTGGATCTGTCCCTGGAGTTTCTGCACATCCATACCCTCGAAGGCCTTCAGGCTGTCTTTGGCGGTCTGCAACTGATCCTTGATGGAATCATAGTCTGCAAACGGCTTTTTTGCGGCTTCGATGTCCCGGCCGTTCTCGGCCATAATGGAATCAATGATCTCCTTGGGCAGGGGCTGATCGTCCACCTTGAGATTCTGCAAAAATTCGCGTTTCATGGGTTGTCCTTTCTCCGCTATGCTTTTTGTTACGGGGGTTGCGTCCCCTGCGGCCGGTGTTTTTACGCCCACCACGGCAAAATTTAGGTATGAAAAAAGCAACTGTCCGGACATTCCGAATAGTTGCTCTAGTCAACAGATATTTTGTTTGGATGAGGTATAGAATAACCACCAGCCATAATCACGGTTGGTGGTTTAATTCCCCATTTGTTTCAAATATCTTTCGTAGCTTTCTTTTGCTTCAATCGGAGCATTTTCCTTCAGAACCGGTGTACCATTACGGTATTCCCACCATTCTTTGTTGCTTTTCCAGAATAAATCTACTTTTTTCAACTAAATCAGCTCCTTTAAGAGGCGAATGAACTCGGATGTAAAGTCAGTTTCGCCACGGCTATGCTTCACGATAACTTCCGGAATAACCTCTTTGTATTTCTTTAGATTAAATTGATTTGCTTGCTCATCGCGTGCAGAAAATACAGTGGAGTAATCCGATATATTCTCGTCCAGGAAAGCAAGTATTTCGTCGAGAGTGCTTTCCTCTCCAAATACATTATATCGTGCTTTTCTGGCAATTTCAATACCCTTATTCCCTTTGAACGAAGAAAAAACATGTCCGTATTCGTGAATGACAATATCTTCAGCGGCAGTTCCTGCAAACAAATTGCCTTCAACCAAATTGCGTTCTGTGATGACTCTGCTGCGAAGCGCCTTCGCATTTAATGTTATGTGGTCGCCTGAAGTTTCTGCAAAATCCTCGTCATTCAAAGACTGACTGATGGTTAATGTTATTCTCCTTCCAACCGGCAACTTATTCTGGATGTTGTGCAATGCATCGATCTCAGATTTAAGCAAGCCCGGGTCACCGTCAAATTTCCTCAATCCTGGGATCTTAATTCCTCTTTCCTCAGCATATGCAATTAGAGAAGTTTTTTCTTCCCGAGTCACTATCCTCGGAACAGCATCGGCCCAATCATTGTTCAATTGATCCGATTGTGCCATTTTTCCAATATTCTGATATACTTTGGCCGTCTTCTCCGCTGCTTTAGCCTTCTTCCAGTCAAAGCCGGCAGTTTCCAAACGCTCATGCTGCATCCGCAGGCCGGTGCCATCGGAGAAGCGCTTGTACTCTTGCTTCAACCGTTGAAGTCGAATCTGATCAGTCTGCAGCTTGTCCTTGTCACCGGTCTTCTCGTCAATGAGGATCTTGCGCTTCTGGGCACGGATAGACCGCTCAAACTTCCGTTGCCGCTGCGTGGCCTCGTACATGGTGTAGTGCACACCGTCATAGGTGATCCCTTTCTCGTTATCTTGCCGGAATTTCTCCAGCTGGGCTTCGGTGTACTGCGGCTCATTCACACCCAGGATAATCGGCAACGCAGCGTGGCCACAGTTGAGGGTACCGATGCGCCGTACAAGGCTGTTATTTAGCTGGGTGTACTCTGCATCGGTGTACTGCCTGCCCTGGATAGGCTCGTGATCCGGAGCGCTAGCTGCGTGTGCAGAGATCTCCCAACCATCACACCCCAGATAATCGTGGTTTTTCTGCGATATATTTTCCTGCATGAGGCCTAGACCTCCCATAATACACCGACGCACAGCAGCTTCCATGGATGTATGCACCCCGGATTCATAATCGATGTATCGGATGCCCTTTGCGGCCAAATTCCGCGTAGCCGCGCGGACAGCGCTGTGGAAATCCTGAGCACCGACAGTCGTCTTCTGGAATGCAAAGTCACAGGCCTGTTGATAAGCCTTTGTAAGCTCGTCCACGCCACCATTTGGTCCTACAAAACCGATTGTCTGGACAATGTTGGTAAAGTCATCCTGCGCCAGCTCCACAGCGGCGCTGACGATCTGTTGCAGGGTGGTGTTTTCTGCAAAGGGGATGCCCTCGGCAGTAGGAAACCGGGAGATATCGTAATCATATCCCACCTCTGCAGACTGTATCAGCAGGTCCTCCACCTGGGAAAGGGAGACCTTCAGGCGCTTGGCAAGCTCCTTTTTTAGCTTCTTCTGTGATACTCCCAAATTCTGCACACGCCAAACCTCATAAGAAGCGGTGCTTGTCAGCTGCCCGGCCTCAGCAATGCGCTCTGCAATATCTCTGATCAGGAAGTCCGTCAGGCTGTCGCTGATCTGCTCCGCCCGGACACCCAGCGCCTCAATCTGTTCCGGGGTCAGCATGGTTATTCACCTTCTTCCAGTTTTTCTGGCATATAATTCCTGCGGATGGCCGCACGTTCCTCCGGAGTATCGCAGGGCAGGTTATGATACCAGCCCATATAGCGCTCCGGCTGCAGCAAACCTGCCTGGACCTGTCCCAGCAACTCGCTGTTGGTCTTGGCTTCGTCGTAAAGGACACCATTGCCCCAGCTGATCACGATGTTCTTATCATCCACCGCATGGGCTCCGCTGACGGCGTGAGCCTGTCCTATGACACCGCACAGCCGCACGGCCTCCCGGACTACCCGCTCCCACATCCGCTGGAAGTCGATAATGGTCAAATTATACTCGCCTGCGCTGGAGGTGATCTCCGTAGCGGTACGCTCTGCCGCTTCCACCTCGCTGAGTAGGCCACGCTTGAGACCTATAACATTTTCCACATTCCGTAAATACTCCTGTTTCCGGGCAAGGAAGGCTTGCTCACGCAATGTAGGAGAAAAGATGTTAATGCCAACCTCGTCCGGGTCTCCGTTGAGACCGGTAAACAGGTGGCTGCGGAATTCGTGGGAGTCGCCCCAGATCTCTGTCCCGTCGGCGCTCTTCTTTCTGCGTCGCAATATGTCCTCGCTGGCAATGATCCGACTCTCACCCCGGGCAAATTCGCCATTCAGTTGTGCTTCGTTGCGGTTTATGCTGTGGATCAAACCCACTGCTGCGGCATAGACAGAAACGCCGTCGGCACTGCCGTCAATACAGTTGACCATAGGTGTCTTCACACTAATCAGTCCAACAGACCCAACAGGTTGAGGATAGGTATATTCGTCTTGCAACTGAGCATACCTGGGCAGGCTCTGCAAACTCACCCTTGCACCTATGTCCGACGCATTTGTACTTCGGTAAAGAGAATTCCGGATGGTCAAATAACCCCGCTCGTCTACGGTCCGCCGTTCTAAAAGAGTGTAGTAGTGCTTATCGTGAGTGCTCTTCTCGTCGGTGCCAATGTCGGTCAGCTTGCCGGTGGCGTCTCTTCCGAATACACGCACATTATGCCGGGGCACCACAGTGAAGAAAAAACCGTTGCCGTTGGGCACTGGCTTTAGAAGGCTCTCACCGCCAATCAGTGCCGCCTGCATAGCCTCTGTGCTCTTTTCCGCCAGCGCCCGCAATACCGCATTAGCAAAGGTATCATTGCTGTTTGCTGTATACTCTGAAAATACCGCTCCAGTCAGCTTTCGCACAATGGTGTACGGGATTTGCTGGCATGGATCCTCCTCTTCGGTAGCCTTGTTACAGAAATAGAGGTTTACCCAATCTTTAATTGCCTCCTGCATCCGGGTTGAGGTGATATCCACCGCCCGGAAGGCATCGCTATAGCTATTGATTCCGCTAAAAACGGCTCCTGCTGTAAAACTCACTTGCTAACCTCCCCGTTGTTGATTACGATCTTACGCAGGGCCCGGATACCCACCTCTAAGCCCTCGATAAAAGCCGCCTGTTCCTTAATCTGCGCCTGCTGCTTTGCCACCAATGCCAGTAGTTTCTCATTCTCGGATTGCAGCTCATGCCGCGCCCATATAGGCAGAATATGGTTAATAAGCCATCGTTTAATTTTCTTGATCATGCAGAACTCCCCCTGCGATTGAATAACGGCTCATAAGCATAACGCAGAGCCGAAATTGCGTGGTCGTTTTCATCTGGATACCCGCTTACCACGTTGTCATCCTTGTCTCGCTCATATTCATAGCTAACAATTTCACTGTAGGCATTGGGTGTCCGCTTGGGATCAATGACAATCGTGCGACTTTGCAACCACTTAAAGCCGTATTCTACCGATCCGGGGCCCTTCTTCGCTCCACGCGCAGGAATTCCCATATCTCGGTAATCTCCCACAGACTTAGGTTCTGCGCTGTCACAAATGATGTTGAAATCATCGTAGCCTTTTTCCTTGATCCAAGCGCCGGTTTTGTCATTTTTCCACTTGTTTACATACAATTCGTCTATTAGATATATCCGTTCCCTTGCCGAATCGTAATGCGTTCTTAGGAAAGCAAA